CAGGACGCACTACAATCTCTGACAGGTTACAGAACTGGTTACTACGCAGGATGATCTCAGAGCAAGGGTTAGTACCAAAGTCCTGCTCACTGTCACGCCTACCGTTACGCGCTGCAATCTTCTGTGCTGCTACACGGCTAAAGATACCACGCTCACCTGCCTTGCTCTCGTACATGCACTGCATCTCTGACAGGAATGACTCAAAGTCTGGCTTCTCAGTGTACGCTACGCTGTTGTTAGCAAGCCTACGATGCCCTTCGTGTCGCCACCAGTCTCCTGACTTAGCCTTAGCCATACGAGGGTCAGAGAGGTTAGAGAGGCTGATTAGGGCTGATCTACGCACACCACCGACCACTACAATGTCAGCTATCTTACACACTACATCATGGCACTCAATAGAGGTTAGCTTGCGTCCTGCTGCCTTCTGGAATATCTCTACACAGAAGTTAAACAGATCAATCAAAGGCTCTGGCCCTGACGCACGACCACCAAAGGTTTTCAGTCTAGCCCCTGCTGGACGTATGCGGCTCATGTCCCACTGCGGTATCTTACCAGCGTACAGCATAGCGATTAACTCACGGAACGCTGATGCCCAACCAATCTTGCTGTCACTAACAACAATAACGGTGTCTGTCTTGTGGAAAGTCTCTGCAACCTCTGGTAGCTTGTTAATGAAGTTACGCTCAACGCTGAAGCCTACGCCTGTGCCACACATAAGAACATACATCAACTCGTCAAAGCTGCGCGGTGAGTCAATGTGCAGATAGCTACAGTTAAAGCCTGCTACGTTATCCTTAGCCAGTGCTTCACCTGCTGTCATCATACAGCGCATTGAAGGCATCACATCTTGGTTCATGATAGCTTCTTTGAGCAGGTCGTAGTCTTTGCCTTTTAGCTGCTTACGGTCTTTAAAGAAGTCTACATAGCGTGTTACCGTCTCTTCCCATGTCTCTCGTCTGCTCTCCTCTGGTAGCCAACGTGCGTACCTGCTCTTGTGTATAAACTGCTGATACTGATCCATTAGTTGTTCTCCTCTGTCACCATGTCTGTTAGTTTGTTTAAGTACCAACCAGCCTTCTCTAAATCCTCTACCTGCTTGCCTTTGTAATCATAGCGCCACAGATACTTAATGCAGTTGCCCTTGAGGTAGCCTTTGAATGCAACACTGGACATGGACTCCTCTATTGCATCAATGCACTCTATGTTTCCTGTGTTGTAGTGGTCTGGGTTGTTTACTAAGTCTTCCACTGCTTCTTCCTCTGCCATGGTCGCCCAAGGCTCTAGTCCTGTTTTCTCTGCTGCTTTTCCGTACTTCTGGGTTGCCTTGGCCCACATATCAGGTGTTGCGTCATTGAGTCTCATGTTTGTTCTCCTTCTTTATAAAAGAAATAGTAGACGTTTTACCATTTGCTGATATTTTCTCTATAACTTCCCAGTCATCAGGGTCATAGTCTTCAGGTATCATACACTTTAGCTCACCAAAATAAGGAGAGTATGGGTCATTACAATATGGATCATCTAGCCAGTCATCAATCATGTTTAAAATCCTCTGATAGTTCTTCTAATCTGTCGTTGATGCGGTCACTAAACTTGTTGACTAACTCTTCTGAGCTTATGTCTAATATCTCTATTAGTGTTAGTTCGTCTAGCTGCGACATCTTCTCCAATAGTTCATAGTATGTTAGAGGCATCCTAGTCTCCGTATTTCTCTCGCAAGTAGTTTATACTGACTGGCATCTCGTCACAACCACCGTCTTTAACTTCGTTGAGTATCCATATACCTGACCAGCTTCCGTTGGTCTGTGGTGTTAGATAGTCTTCGTCGTGTTGGTAGAAGATACCAGCGAATAATCCTAGCATGTTAGTGCCATCTGCCTTACGAGCAAAAGCAACATCCCTGTCTTGAACATGCCCCATCACACACGACATATACTTCTTCTGTAGCATCAGCTTTGCACTGCTGACTGGTCTGCCCATCACACCACTGGTGAAGTAGTGAGAGTAGGCGATGTCGTCAATGATGACAGGCTCTAAGAAATCATACACTTCCCAGCCCATCTCTTCCAGCTTCAGGTCTTTAAAGCCAATTAGACCGTCTAGCTTAGGGTCTGCATTGACTGCTCTTTCGATGCGGTATTCGTGATTACCTAGAGTAAACACCATGCGAGGGTTCCAGCGTTTGTCTTTGTTGCGTATAAGACGCTGCTGCTCTGCTCTGATAGGCTCTAGGAAGGCTTCCATGCCCTGTATACCTGCTTCGATGTCGTTGCTGTAGCGTCTGCCCTCAAAGTTGCGAGTGCCGCTATCGTAGCTGCTCAGAGCTGGCATGTCCCAGTGGTCTCCGATATGTACTATAACGTCAGGCTTCTTATCTACAGCATACTGTCCAGCCCATCGTAGATGCTCGATAGGATTTCCAGGTTTTACTTGTGTGTCTGGTATTACTAGATGCTTAGTCATTAGTTTTCTCCAGCCTCTTGCCATTGTATGCAAGATTTGTCGAACTTTATTAAAGGCTCTATGTCATCTGGGTTTGGGGTTCTTCCCTTTGGTGTTCCTCCTGTTTGAATAACAGAGAATGTCGCTGCTTTACTAGAGCCAGTATGTAGAACAATGTATCCCCATTTTCCTTGTTCCCTAAAAATAAAATAGCTGGGGAGTCCTGTCATCTCGCTCAGGTTTATAAGCTCCGCATACTTAGGCACATTCAAGGCACAAAAAGCAGTCTTACCGTCTCCATACCATTTACATTCTGCCCAGCCTACCATAGCTCCTTTTTTATCACCTTCAAACTTAGGCTTATAAAACCAACCATCTAGTCTATACTTTATAAGGTTAGGGTTCTGCCAGTAATGACAACCTAGATGCTCAGACATTATACGCAAAAGTTTTTCTTCGCGGTATCTGTCTTGTGCTGTTTCTCTCATTTGGGTCATTTTTTACGCCTCTTGCGTTCTGCATTAGTCTTAGCAGTGTGACACTTGTGACACAGTACCTGATACCCTTCAGCTTCGATGAACATCCTCTCAATGTAGGTGTTCCAATCTATAAAGCCTACTGCTGGGTCTACTACTGGGTCTATGTGGTCTACTGCTGCGTTGTTGCGTCTACGCTTCTTTCCTTCTAGCGGTGGTAGAGTAGCTGGGGAGCCTTTGCCACACTTGGCACACTTGTAAACTCCTCTAGCCACTCTAGCCGCTGACTTGACATCGTGCTTTACACCCCACTTAGCGTGAGCCTGTCGGAGTGCAGAGACGATAAAGGAACGAAAACGTGCTTCTGTCCATCTTCCGTTATTCCTTGTCTTCATTGAAGCTCCATATCTCACCTTCGTAGCGTCTTAGCCAGAGCATCCTACCATTCTCTATCACTCTGGCCTCGTCACCATCGTACATCTCTACACACTTGTCGTAGAGTTCCTGCTCAGTAACGCAGTCCTTCAATATCTTCTCTGACTTCTTCTCACCAATACCTTTGATGCCTATGATGTTGTCAATTCTGTCACCCATCAGTATCTGGCGGTAGAAAAAGCGTAAGCCTTCCTCTGGCTTAACATAGTACTTGCGTTGTTTAACAAAGTTATAGTGCCAACCTGGAATCTGGTCAAAGTCCTTGTCTAAAGAGACCATGATGGCTTTATCACCGTGTGTGGTTCCTGCTATAGCTATGGCATCGTCTGCCTCTTCTCCTTCAGTAACTACAGCAGCCCACTTGTCGATAAGGTGTTGACGCAGTGCTTGGATGTGTACTGGCTTTTCCTTATCTTTGCGGTTTCCTTTGTACTCAGCAGTGACGGCATATTCCTTGCGGAAGTTTCCTTTGCCAGTGAGATACAGAACATAGTAGTCTGTTTCCTCGTCTACGTTGAGCTGCAACAGGATGTCGGAGATAAAGCCGTCTATGGTGCTGACGGCTGTCTTCTCTGATTCGTTGTTACATGACCAACCTATGCGATAGACTAGAATGTCTGCATCAATTAAAATCACAATGCTTCGCCCAAGTCCACATCAGCTACTTCAGCGTTGCCGCCATACGGGATTAGGTCAGTGACCACTAGCTTCAGCAGTGTGGGGCTACGTCCTGCCTGACCTGCTGGAGATTTCCAGTCATAGTAGCTGACTACTGCCTTGGCTTTAGAGCCGTTGCCTACTAGGATACCTTTGATCTCGTCACCGTCAGTGTCGTAGATGCGGATAGGATGTTGTGACTTAGCAGTGATGAAGTTGCCTTGTCCGTCTTTTTGTCTTACGTTCAAGCCCATCATCTCCAGAGCCTCTACTGCTGCTTTGGATAGGTTAGCTAGGTCTACTTGATACTTGCCTGACATACGGTTTGGCTCGTTCAGACTAGACCACATCATGTCTGCTGCTATTGTTACTGGTTTTGCTTCGCTCATAATATCACCTTTGATTGAATTGTTGCGTTTAAGTGCTGTTTTAGATCACAACTGATCTATGTATATTATACCACGAATGGTACGGATTTGTCAATGCGTCTCTGCCCAGTTATTACCTACGTTGTATTCAGCATCAAGAGGGCAGCGCAGGTCTAACACATCTCCTGCATTCCTGATGGCTCGTACTGCTGCTTTGCCTACTACATCAGCAAAATTCTCTGGTACTTCTATCTGAAATTCATCATGCACATTAGCCACTAGCTTGTGTGGAATGTCGTATTGGTTAAGTGACTCTGACAACAACACCAGAGCCTGCTTCATCACAACAGCACCAGCGCCTTGCAATAGCGTGTTTAGTGCAGCGTGTTCGCTCCTGACTCGTAAGCGTCTGCCGTCCAAACCAGGTAGAGTACCGCCTGCTGAGTGTGTTGCTACCTTCTCTCGTAACTTCGCCAGTGCTGGTGTGTTGCGTAGGAACGAGTCTATAAGCTGCTGACCTTCTCTGTAGCCACCGCCTACTATCTGACCTATCTTGGCTGCACCAGCGCCATACAAGAAAGCGTAGATAAATGTCTTGGCTTGGTTACGATCTGTAAGCCCTGCTGCTTTCATGTTAGCTGTGTGGATGTCACCGCTTAGTATTTCGTTGGTGTATCTCTCGTCACGCATATAGTGTGCAAGCATGCGTAGTTCTAAGCCACTGGCATCACAGCCTATTAGTTTATGTCCTTCAGGCACACACCAGAATGATCTACACTCTCTGCCATACGGTGCAGACACTGATGGCACTTGTGCTAGGTTAGGGCTGTGGTGCGTCATACGGCCTGTTACAGCACCGTTGGTGATAACTCTGCCGTGTACCCTGCCATCTTTCTCATGGGTTAGCCAAGAGTCTATCTGTGCTGCTCGCTTCTGCAACAACAAGTACTCGTATATCGTCTTAGCCTCTGGTACGTCAATGCCTTCTAACACCTTCTCGTTGACGATGATAGCGCCCTTCTCAGTCTTCTGCTTGAACTTAACGCCCACACCTTCCAGCCTCTCTGCAATCTGCTTACGAGAGCCTACGTTAAACTCTGTCACCTTGTCCTTCAGTCGCTTCCCCGTCTTCTCGCTCCAGCGTTCCTCCACTATTGGTGGAAACACTTTCTGTAGCTGCTCCGTTATCTGTCGCATCTTGTGGGTTATGTCCTGCCACAGCAAAGTTGCTTGCTCTACGTCTAGCATGAAGCCGTTGCGCTCCTGTTGAGCCGTAATGATAGCGACCTTCTCTTCTAAATCTACGCATTGTTGTGAAAACCCCTCACGCTTCAGTGTGTCAGTTAAGTGTTTGTACAGCCTAGTGGTCAGCGCAACATCTTGCCTGCAATACTCCACCATCTCGTCAGACAGCCCACCGTCGTAGTCATGGAAGTCTATCTTGTGGTCGCCAAAGCGTTTGCCCCAAGAGTCTAGGCTGTGTCCGCCTTCCAGTGATGGGTTGTATAGACGCGACATCACCAATGTGTCACGCTGCTTTGGTGTTGGTATGTACAGGTTCCACTGCTTCAGCAGCACTGGCGCATCAAAGCCTACAATGTTGTGGCCTATAACGCCTGATGCCTGACTAATCAGAGGCGCTAGAGTCACAGCACTATAATGCTCTAGCATCTTTCCAGTCTCTACGTCCTGAGTTACCACTACCCAGATATTGTCGTGGCTGGTGTTTGTTTCTATATCCAGCGTAATCAACATAGTATTGCCTCTAAAACTTTAATGTTTGTTGTTTCCACTCGCAAGTGAATCCACAATCACTAGGTAAGTCTTTCTTAAAGTTTCCTCTATCACTCGCTAAAACATCTAAAAACACAGCACCGTTCTTGTCTTTGTTAATAGCGTGGCCTAGCTTGCGTTCTAGCTTTGCCATCTTATCAAATGCTTCAGGGAAGTCTACTCGTATTTGATTCCAATATCCCATACCGCCTTTAACACAACCAACGCAGTTGTTGTTGTTATAACCTAGTTTATACATAACTGGTATTTCTATGTTGTTATCTCTAACAAACTCTAGGCAGTCTTTCTTAGTCCAGTTATTTTCTAACAGGATAAAATCAACATCAACATCGTTGTTGGAGTCTATAAACCTATTTGCCCTGTCTTCTTCTTCGCTTGTATATCCAAATACCTGTATATCTCCTTCTTTTTGATACTTTTTTCTAACATCTTTCTTTAATATCATAGTGCAAGGCGCACCTGTCGGCCCTTTGATAAACTTCCTTTGCTCAAAAACTTTGTAAATAGAAAACTCAGCAGACTCGTCACCAATTATTTTTATTGGTATTGTAAACTTACTGGAGAAGTCTTTTAAAAATCTAAAATTATCCTTATGCTCCTCCGCTACTCTACAGTAGACAGCTTCAAAGTTAGGAGTTTTATACTTCTGTTTAGCTAAGTAAGTAGCTGCTGCGCTGGCTGCTCCGCAACTGAACCATGAAATCACTCTTTGATCCGTTGTTACTGTATTCAACATAGTATTGCCTCGTTTCGTTGTCTGTGTTGCTGTGTCTGTCATAAGGGTTAGTGTAGGCTATCTGTGCCTTACTCTCTTGCTGTTCAGCTATCCAGCTTCCAATCTTGCTCATATTCTTGACTCTCCATTACTGTGTCTGATTCTGACCGTAAGTCTTCGCGGTCAATGGTGTCTATATCGTCAGTGTAAAAGTAGCAATCATTGCACATATCTAAGTATTCTCCGCTGATTGCAGATTTCCTGGTGGACTCAAAGTCCGATAAAGCCTTGTTACACGCTACGCATCTCATTACAGTCCCTCTTCTCTAATTTCTGTCATTCTACCTGTTGTCTGGTCGAATAGCAAGCCACCTGCCTTACCTGTAGTACCACAAAAGCGGTTCTTCAGTACCCTGACATGGGTGGTATTTCTCTCTACAGGGTCGTCAGCCTGACCGTTCCTCTCCAGCCCTATCACCATGTCTGATAGCTGTGCAATGGATGCAGAGCCTCTGAGTTGTGACAGACTACTAGCAGCGCCTTCTTCGTGGCCTTTGCCGTCTGGTCGCTTCAGATGGCTAACCATAAACAATGTTATGCCTGTCTCTTGCACTAGCATTCTCAGCTTGGTGCAGATTTCATCCAGAGCCTTGCGTTCATCACCGTTGCTCTGCGCTGACACAACAATACTAACGTGGTCTAAGAACAGAAACTTTGTGTCTAACGCCTTAGCCATGTAGCG